TTTAACCAGCGAAGAATCACTGGTGCTACAGCTGCAATTCCTGCTGATAACAACATCTTTGGATCAGTAACGCCTGCTAGATAACATGCAATAAGTCCTGCAACAAATGATCTTGCCCAGGATGCTGCAATTGCTTTGTAATTTGTCATAAGATACTTGCCAATTCTTCCTTGGTTAGTCCGGCAATGTCTGCAAGTTTTTTGATAGCAGATTCACGCGCATCTTGTTTGGCTTTATACTCGGCTTCAAGTAGGCGTTGTGTTTCTGCTGTGGCTTCTCTTTCTGCAATAAATGCTTCTTTGTCTGCACCAGTTAATTCAATAACTTCTTGACCGATTTGAATAGTGATTTTTTCTTTTGCCATTATTTATTTACTCCAAAAACTGAATATGTACCAGTAAATGTTCCTGAACCTGGGTAAAAAGTTACAGCATCATATTGACTACTGTTAGACAAAACGCCACCAAAAGTTTCAAAAAAACCACCAGCAGTTGCTACTTGAAATATTGATTTAGAAGGATTAGCACTCTGTGGGTCTAATACTTCTACTTTAAGAGCATTTCTAGAAGTGGACATATTTGTTGATGAAGTATAAGCAGTTACTCCTGAACCTCTTTGTGAAGATATTGTTGCAGAATTATGTACAGTTGAAATACCAGCAAAATAATAATCAGCACTTGTAGCATCAGTTCCACTAGCCCTATATCTCATATTTATTGATGAACCAGCAGACATTGTCCAATTAAGATAAATTACATAATTATCGTATGTTGAAGTAAAAGTATTTGTAGGTAAAGACACAGAACTTACTGCACTAAAAGACACTGTGGATAATTTGACCATTCCTGGTGCTGGTATAGCAAACACTGTTGCATCAATAGCATCACCTAATGCTTCAATTGCTGTTGCGCCATCTTTAACTAAATCCGTACTCGTTGGCACCGGCCAAGAATAATTCGGGGTAACTGTTGCCATGTGTTAATTAACTCCTAATAAGGCGTCTTGCCATTGTAGTCCTGGGTCTATTGTACTCCAGATTTCACCAGCATATACATCTTGCCACGCCACTGGTACAGCTGAGAATGTGAAGTCTGAAACATTCAATGTAAGCCTAGCAGTGAATCTGTCAATGTCCCACGACCATCCCTCAACATAACCGAAGAATTGATTTGGGTACAAAAGGGCAGGGAAGTCTGTAACAGATACCGGCATACCAAAGAACACACCTACCAAAGAATTGAGCAAAGTACTGGTCATTGTTGGCGCATCAATTTGTATTTGAATACCTTGAATTACTGGTGATGGGTAAGCGTTAAGAAGTACTAGACGATCTGCCAAAGTATCAGCATCACCTGAGTTCTTTAAGAATGTTTCAATTGATTGTGTAACTCTGCCGTACTGACTAATCGAGTCAAGTTCCTCAACCTGCATTACATCTTGAGCTGCGCCATAGATAACTCTTACATCGTTGATGATGTCATTTCTGGATGTCGTCACATTGATTCCATCGGCAAGGATAAAGTTTTTTGAGATGTTGATAAACCCGTTGGCACTTACATAATCAGCACGATGGTCTTGGTCTTGATAACCGATACCACCGGATGTAGTTTCATAAATAAAGCCTGAACCTGAGTCAGCAACAATTTGAACATAGTTTAAAGCATTTAAAGGTTCTGGTGCAGCAACGGAACTAAACAGATCATACGTTCCAGGTGTGTCAATTGCTGATATATCAACACCAAGCAAATCAGCCCATGTTTCGGTTGTGTAATCAGTCCACACTTGTGTTGCAGGTAATTCATTCCATTTAAGGCCAAAAGTGTCAGTGACAACTGAAACAATCCTGTCACCATCTTTTTGTTCGGCATAGCCAACAATGTTTGCTTCTTTAGCTGCAAGTTCTGAAAGCGCACCGGATGCACTGATCTGTGTGATGAAAGTATTTGTTGTGCCAGCATCCAGCACTGAGACTGAAACATCTGTAACTAAGCCAGTGAAGATTGTGGTGTCAACACCAGTGTAGTTGTCCAGGGTAACTGTAATGGTGTCAAAGATTTCAACATCTGTGTAAGGCAAATCTAAGAAGTCAATTGTTGCAAAGCCTGCTGATGATTGTTGTTGTACATCATCACGACCCATGCTGATTTGCACACCTTCAAGTGTGTAATTTGTTACAGCTGTGCCATTGATTTTAACTGTGGCGTTTGGTGACCAAGGCATGATTATCTGCCTGGAATCATTGGCTTAACAAATTTGTTAACTGTGCCAGCCTTTGCAGCATTGTTGATTGACTTAACAACTGTGTTTGCTTGAGCCTTTGAATTAGTTGCACCAAAATTATTTGTTATGTTAATTGCATTTAATGCGCCTTGAGGATTTCCAAAAGCAACATTGCCAACAGCTTTAACTGGTGCAAATGAGGCATCAAGTAAAGCGCCACCAATAAATGAATTGCTTAATCTTTCATATGCTCCAATGGCTTGTTCAATCTTTTCAACAAATCTAGTCATCAAATCGATTAATTTAACCAATGAACTCTCACCTGTGTTTGGATCAATGTTTAACAACTTAGTAATTGAATCAGCCAAGTTCCTTAATTCTTCACCGAGAACATATGCTGAACCCTCGGTTGAATCCATGTCATAACCAAAAGTCACTGCACCAGTTCCGGCATCATAAAAGGCTTTAGTCAACCCTTGTTTGCCAGTCCTAGTAAATCCATCCACAAGTCCTTTAACAGCATCAGACATTGGCCCGGCCATAAATGTTGCAACCTTTTCCAAAACAGGAAACAAAGCAAATCCTAATTGTTCTTTGGCTTCATTAACTGTAATCTTAATTCGTTCCATACGACCAGCAAAAGTCTCAGCTGCTACAGCTGCTTGACCACCAAAATTAGCATTTAGTTGTTTAACAATCTCATCAAATGAAACTGCCTCTTCTTTTGTAACTTTAATTGTTTTGCCTTGCTTGTCAACAATTTTGTTGTACTTGTCAGATGCATCAGCAGCAGATAACTGAGCCTTTTCCAAAGCATTCTGTGCCTTTTGAATATCCAAAGAATCTGATTTAGCATTGTTTAATACTTTGTTTAATCGTTCTTGAGCTGAGGCCACACGCAAAGAGGCAGACTCATTGTTCAGCTCTTGTTTTGCCAAATCTTCTTTAGATACTCTTAAAGTCTTAGTTGAAGTTGTTGTGGTCTTAAGTTCAACACCAAGATTTTTTAAGGCTTTAAAATTTCCGTCATATGCTTTTGCCAATATGTTTGAGACTTCTTCAAGAGATTTTCCACTGCCGGCTGCAACATCTAAAGCAAGTTTTTGTAATTGTTGTGCTTTGGCTAAGTCATTAGTTGAAGTCAAAAGTCTTTGTAAAGATGGTCTTAACTGATCATCTGAAACACCAGTGGCTCTTTGAGTAGCATCTATGTAAGCCTCAGTAGCAGCAATCTGTTCATCTGTTGCATTTGTCGTATTTCTTAAACTTTGAGCCAGAGATGCCTGGGCTTTTTCATCTTCAATGGCTGCTTTAACAGCTGAAACACCAATGGCAAATGCTGCTGTTCCAACAGCTGTTGCAAGGCCTAAGAATGCTTTGGCTGCGTTTGCAACAACCTTGTCAACTTTGTTTGTAAAATTTTGTGTGTCATCTTGGGCTTTATTTAAGCCTGTGCTGAATTGCGCTGTGTCTGCAAGTAGTTGCAGTTTCAGGGTTCTAATGTCTGCCATGTTAAATCCTTTCGCGCCATTCTCGTCTTATTCTATCAACTTCATCGACCCATCTTTTGGTTATGTAAGGTTGCAATGCTTTGAGTGTTGGGAAGATAAAGTAACCTGCGTTACCTCTGCCCTCGCGTGGTGATCGTGGTTGAAATTGTTTGTACCCTGTGTACTGACCAGATTTTCTTTTTCTTGGTCTGTTTTGGTAAGCACCAAATTCAACACCAAGTGCGATTTCACCAACTGGTGTTCCATTTGCAAGTTTTGGATTATCTCCACCAATGCTAATCACTGGTCCTCGTTTGTAACTGTTTGAAACTTTAATTGATCTTGCAAGTGCTTGCCCTTGAGGTGTTGATTGCAATGCTGAGCCAATAGAAGATGCAGCATCATTTGCAATGTCTCTGGCAGTTTTTTTCATGTCTTGTTTAGCAATATCATCCATGTTTTTAAAAGTTTTTAAAATGGCTTTGATATCGTTGTCAGCAATTTTGATTTCAAAAGGTCTAGCTGCCATGATATCTATTCACCACATCTGCAATTGTTGATACCTGCTCGGCCGAAAGCGTTTTGAACTCTGACAATGGCTGGCGCGAAATGACGGCCAGTTCTATCAAACTTCTTTCGATGCTTCCGGCTGGGTAAAATTTGTTGTTGCAAAGTCCTTTGAATTGATGTGAACAACTTGTGATCGCCAATCTTCAAACTTGCCAACTGGCTTATCACTGATTCGTTTTTGCATTTGGTATGCAAGCCAGAATTGTTGTTCAATGCTTGGTGGCAATTCTCGTTTGAACAGCTCAAGAAAAGTTGTTTCAGTTTCTTTTTCAGCTTGTGCAATCTCCCATGGAATAGTCCACTCTTCGTAAGACTTTCCATTTGCAAGCGTCCATTCTATTTGTATTTTAAACATTTAAGGTGACCCCTGTTCGTTAGGTTAAGCGATTGAAACTGAGCGAATTGGCATTGAAACGGAAACAGTTAATGCGTCCGGTGCAGCGCCACCAAAATCTGGTCTCTTTGGTAAAACACTCAAAGTCATTGTTTTGCTGTTGATTTGGATTGTAACAGTTTTGGTTGTGGTTGGTGCTGTATCAGCATCGCCCCAAATGTCATCACAAACTGAGCCTGTTGCGCCCCAGTCTTGTAATAGTTCTACTGTTAGTGTTCCTACTTCTTTGTCCACTACATAATCAACTAATCCATTCAAGGTTTGAACAGTTGAGTTTGGATCATCTAGTGTAACAGTTGCACTGATTATTTGGTCGTCATAGTTCACAGAGTCATATGTGAATGCAATCGATCTACCAGTAATTACTGTGCTTGGCATATATTTCCTTTCTTATGGATTGTAGATTGTAGTTATTGATACTTCAACCGAATAAACATCACTGGTATTCG